CAGCGGTTGGTGAGGTAGAACCTCCGCAGTCGGGGGGTGAGTCTGTCTCCTCGTACTGCCCCGACCGACTGGTGCCCGTAAGGCACCTCCAAAAAATTTTTGCGCGTCCGGCTTCGCCGGAGCTCCAGGAAATGGCAACAGCACGCAAACCCAAGGAATCCATCTCGAAGCGCCGACAGGCACTGCGGGAGGAGCACGCCGAAGCGGTGCGCGAGAACATTTCCACGTCCAAGATCACCCAGCGTCTCGAGAACTACGTCCTCGGCAAAGAGAAGATGACTGCCGCCCAGATCAAGGCCGCTGAGATTCTGCTCGGCAAGACGCTGCCCAACCTCGCATCGGTAAAGCATGAGGTCGATGCGAAGCAGGTCACCTTCCTCATCGGCGAGACACCCCCGGATGGCAACACAGCAGATTCAGTACCGGCCTCCGGGTAAGGTCGCCGCCGCGTTCCACAAGTCCGAAGCGTTCGTTCGCGGCATCAAGGGGCCGGTGGGTTCCGGGAAGTCCTCGACGTGCTGCATGGAGATCATCAAGCACAGCTTGAAACAGACTCCGCACAACGGCTGGCGCAAGGCTCGCTGGGCTGTCATCCGAAACACGTATCCCGAACTCAAGTCCACGACGATCAAGACCTGGCAGCACTGGGTCAACGACGACATCGCCCCGGTCAAGTGGGATGCGCCGATCACCTGCACCCTGAAGATCAAGGACTGCGGCGACGGCAACGGCCTCGACCTCGAGGTGATCTTCATCGCGCTGGATAAGGCCAGCGAGACCGGGAAGCTGCGCTCCCTCGAACTGACAGGAGCGTGGATCAATGAAGCGTCGGAAGTGCCCCGCGAAGTGTTTGACATGGTCACCCAACGTGTCGGTCGCTTCCCGGCTAAGAGTCACGGCGGTGGCCCTGTCCACCCCTGCATCATCCTCGACACGAACCCGCCTGACGACGATCACTGGTATTACAAGATTGCTGAAGAGGACACCCCTGACGGATGGGAATTCTTTGACCAGCCCGGTGGCCTCATTCGTATTCAAGAGGGCGATGACGTTCGGTATGAACCGAATCCAGAAGCGGAGAATGTCTTCAACCTTCCGCAGGGGTACGAGTACTACCTGAAGATGATCGGCGGCAAGACCGACGACTGGATCAAGATTTTCGTTCTTGGCCAGTACGGCACGACCGCCGACGGCAAGCCGGTCTTCCCCGAGTACAACGACAAGATTCACGTCGCGAACCAGGAGCTCGAGTTCAACCCGATGCTGCCGGTCTACCTGGGCTGGGACTTTGGCCTCACCCCGGCGTGCATCATCGGACAGATTTCACCCAAGGGCCAACTGCTCATCCTCGACGAGCTCATCGCCGAGGACATGGGCATTCGCCAGTTCGCAGCGGAGGTGGTTAAGCCCACGCTGATGAACAAGTACCACGGCACGTCGCGCTTCATTTCTCGCGGCGACCCTGCCGGGGTCAACAGATCACAGATCGACGAGCGCACCTGCTACCAGGAGCTCTTGGAGGTCGGCATCGCTTCCGAGCCCGCCGAGACCAACGACTGGATTCCGCGCCGCGAATCGGTCGCGTTCTTCCTGAACAAGCTGGCCGGTGGCGAACCAGGTTTCCTGCTGTCGCCCAACTGCCGCCAACTGCGGAAGGGCTTCATCGGAGGGTACCGATACGAACGACTGAAGGTGGCCGGTGAGCGGTACCGCGACCGACCGGTGAAAGACCGGTTCAGCCACCCCCACGATGCACTTCAATACCTCTGCCTCGCGGCCCGCGAAGGTGGCAAGAATGTGCGAGCACGAACAGTAACCAAGGCGTCCGCGAAAGCATGGACGTAAGGAACATCCCATGACTCAGGTTTATCAGGCACAAGCGCCCGTCACCGCAGACGTCAGCGCCGAACAGCCCGAAGGGGTGGACAACTCCGACCTGATCGCCACGGGTATTTCTGGTCACATCACCAACTGCTGGAACAAAGCCAAGTTCGCCAAGCAGCGCATCACCGAGCGTCTGTTGCAGTCCGAGCGTCAGCGCCGTGGCGAGTACGACCCGGATAAAGCGCAAGAGATCGCAATGACCGGTGGGTCCGACATCTACATGATGATTACGGACGTCAAGTGCAACGGCGCGAAATCCTGGATTCAGGACGTTCTGTTCCAGGATGACCGTGGCTTCGACCTGACTCCTTCGCAGGAGCCCGCGATCCCGCCCGAGATCAAGATGTCCATCGTCGATTTCGTGCGGCAAGAGGCGCAGGAGTACGTGGCCCAGGGGATGCAGATTCACCCCGAGGCGTTCCGCGAGCGCATGACCGAGGTGCATGACATGGTGCTCAACCGCATCCGCGAGGAAGCGAAGGGCACCGCCGAGCGCATGGCCAAGGTCATCCAGGATCAGATGACTGAGGGTGGCTACAAGCGGACGATGGAAGACTTCATCGACGACTTCGTGACCTACCCGACGGCGATCCTCAAAGGCCCGACAGTTCGCAAGAAGCCGAAGCTCCAGTGGGGTCCGAACTTCACGCCCATCGTCATCAACGACTATGCCCGTGACGTCGAGCGCGTCAGCCCCTACGACATCTACCCGAGCCCCAACAGTTCGGGTGTGGACGACGGCTACCTGATCCAGCGTCACCGTCTGTCAGCCAAGACCCTCGAGTCCTTCAAGGGCGTGCCCGGGTACAGCGACGGCGACATCGACCAGTGCCTGATCCGCTACGGCAAGAGCGGCCTGCGTCTGTTCGAATACGGCGACCAGCAGCGCGACAACCTGGAAGGCAAGTACTACTCGCGCCTGTACCAGGACGGCCTGATCGAAGCCCTGGAGTTCTGGGGTCCGGTGATGGGTGACATGCTCCTCCAGTGGGGCATGAAGGGTGTCGATCCGCAGAAGGTCTACGAGGTCAACGCCTGGCAGATCGGCAGCTACGTCATCAAGTGCGTCATCAACCCCGATCCGCTGGGCCGTCGTCCCTACGAGATCGCAAGCTGGCGCACCATCCCCGGCGCGTTCTGGGGCACGGCCCTGCCGGAGATCATGCGCGACGTGCAGATGATGTGCAACGCCGCTGCCCGCGCTCTGGCCAACAACATGGGCATCGCCTCCGGCCCCCAGGTTGACGTTTCGGTTGACAGGTTGGCTGACGGTGAAGAGCTCACCCAGATGTACCCCTGGAAAATCTGGCAGACCACCTCGGACAAGACCGGTGGTGGCCAGCCAGCGATCCGCTTCTTCATGCCCGACATGAAGGCAGCCGAGCTCATGGGCGTCTACAACCAGTTCGCCCGCCAGGCCGACGAGGTCACCGGCATCCCGAACTACGTCTACGGCGCAACCTCCGGTGGCTCCGGCGCAGGCCGCACCGCCTCCGGTCTGTCGATGCTGATGGACAACGCCAGCAAGGGCATCAAAGCCGCAGTGCTCACCATCGACCATGTGGTCACGATGGTGGTCACTCGGTTCTACACGCACAACATGATGTACAACCCCGACCCGTACATCAAAGGCGACTTCAAGATTGTCGCTCGCGGTGCGATGGGCCTCATCCACAAGGAAGCCCTCAATGTCCGACGCAACGAATTCCTCGCTGCCACAGCGAATCCGGTCGACCTGCAAATCGTGGGTCCAGAAGGTCGTGCGTATCTGCTCCGAGAGATGGCAAAAGGTCTCCAGATGGATACGGACAAACTGGTCCCCACCACCGACATGATGAAGTTCAAGGCCGGTCAAGCACAGGCCGCGATCAACTCAC